TCGCGCCATTGATCGGTCCCCAGGGCCTCGATCTCCTCGGGGCTCCTGGGGACGATCTCGCAGTAATCGGAGGCCTTGAAGGGTTCGACCGTCATTTGTCCTCGACCTTGAGCTTGATCTTCGCGACCAGGGCCTCGTATTGCTCGCGGTACTTGGCCGCCTCGGCCTTCGCCTTCGCCAGGCTCTCCTCGAGCTCCTTCACGATCTGCGGGTTGTTTCGAAGGACGAGATACTCGGCGACGCCGCCGACGACGCCGCCGGCCACAAAGACCAGGAGATAAACGAAAAACTCTTTCATGGGTCCGACCTCCTCTCGGTTTGGTTTACCTGTCCATCGTGTCGAGCCTCGGCATGAGGCACAAAACCGTCATGGGGAGCGGCTTGTCCTGGCGAATCAGGATCCGGCCGGCTGTGTCGTATCCGCTCGGGAAGGGAAGATCATAGTCGCCCGTAAAGAGCGGCGGCGGAGATCCGAGCGGGTCGTTCATGTTCCGCGTGATGATCTCGTCCAGGTGGCTCGCGTCCGGGCCGACCATGCCGCACCCGGTCTGATAGAGCTTGATCCCGACCTCGTGGATCCGCTTCTTCTTGCCCTGGGCCGTCCCCTCCATCGCGCCGGCCTCGAGATCCATCGGCTCGAGGTCCGAGATGAATTTCAACCCGACCTGGACGACCGAGGCGGCCGTTTCGAGCGTGATCGAGCCCCCGGCCGCGACGACCTGGTCCGGAACCAGGGCGCCGTCAGCGAGGATCTGGACCGTTTCGCCGACCAGGTGATCGAGCCCGGAGATCGTCGTCGCCGGCGCGCCGTCGTAGGTGAGTCCGCAATCGACAAAGAAGCAATCCTCCTGGTCCGAGCCCCAATCGAATTCGGTCAGGAATTCGATGTAACGCTTCGTAACCCCGTTGATCGTCCGCCGGACGACCATCCAGAGCTCATCCTGGAAGGCCCCCGGGATCACAGCGACGCTCTCGACGGCGCCCGCCATCGGGTGACGGTGCCAGGCGTAGACCTCCTGGTCCTTCTCGTAGGTCATGCCCAGGAGCGTCCCGTCATATCTGACGGCCCAAACGATCGGGAAGGGTGAGCTCATGTAGGCCCACTCGACGACCCCGCCCTTCGTGATATGCTCGGCCAGGAGCGTGAGGTTCCGGGCCACATAGCCGTCCAGGTCGTAACGGTAGGAGAGCTCCCGGGCGACCTCTCCGTAATTCTGCGGGAGCCCCAGGCGTTGTATGAAAAGGACGACGTTCCGGAGGTTGATCGGCGAAAGCTCGGCGCATCCGTAGGCGCTCTGCTGATTGGCCTCGACGTTGGTCGGCGAGAGCGGCTTGTTCGAGTCCGGCGGCTCGATCGTCCATTCGCCGTTGTTGGTCCCGACGATCAGGTGCGTCACGGGCGCGATCCAGGTGATCGCGTTGACCTTCTCCGAGGAGAGCGTGTAGGAGAAACCGTCGTCCGCGTCGGTCCCGGGAGAAAAATCCTCATAGGACCCGACGCGGGATCGCCATAAGGTCTGCGGATAGTCAACCGTGTTGGCGAGCCACATACACTCCTTGTGCAGGGCGATCGCGGCGGGATAGCCGCGCTTGCCCGAGAAGGCGCCCTCGGAGAAATAGGGTGTTTCGGCCCAATCCTTGAGCTCGCTCTCGATTGAGGCGGTGACGACCGTCGAGCTCGTGTAGCCTGTGATCTTGAGCCATCCTTCATCCTCAGAGCCGGTTAGATTGTCGTTACAAGTGAACGGGTGGCGGATCCTCCAAGAGCTCCCTACATGGCTCGCCTCGAAGATCGCCTCCGAGGCCGTGACCGTGACCGAGGTCCCCTTCCTGGCCGAGAAAGACAAGAGGGTCGCGTCGATCTCGAATACCGTGACCTGGTCGATGTACCAGGTCCCGGAGGTAGCCGCGGCCGAGTCGATCTCGATATAGGCCCCGGTCCCGCCGGCCGGCTCTATCCAAAATATCGTGTATTCCTTCCAAGCCGAATCCGGGATCCCGACGAGAGTTACTTGCTTGGCCCATCCGGAATTGTCCCCCTTGCGGATCGCGATCACTGCCGTCTTGGCGGCCGTGTAGATCTTCAGGGTGGCCCGGTAACACTTTCCCGTCGTCGTCGTGAAATTTGCGCCCTGGATCCCCTCGCCGGCCGCATCGACGACGAATTTCCGGGAATAACCGCCATCGCTGTATTTCTCGGAGCTCCGGGCGTTGGTCGTCGGCGTCCCGACGCTCGTCCAGTTGGCGTCCACTTCCATCGAGCCGTTGACGATCAGGTCGTTGCCTGTGATGTTCCAGGATTGCTCGTCGAGATAGGGGCCGTTGTTAAAATCGACCAGGGAGAGCGTCCAGGAGGTATGGCCCGTGCGCGTGAGCTTCCGCGGCTCATAGGCCGGATGCACGATATACATTGTGTCAGCGTCCTGAGCGAATTTGAGCCCTGGGAGATCCGCCTCCAGGTAAGGGCTCGCGATCTCGTATGGCGATCCTCCGGATTCGATCTGGCCCTGGTCCTTGTAAAAGCGGATATACTGATCGCCAAACTCGAGGATGTAGGCCTGGGTCACGGAAAACTCGAAGGGAATCAGCCGGACGACCTTCGAGGAGTCCTTGACCTCGGCGACGAAGTAGGTCCCGGGGCGGCGCCGGGCCGGCCCGTGGACCAGGGGGACGAAGTTCTCCATCTTCCGGCAGCCCGAGGCGTACTTCTCGACGTCGACGCGGCCGTAGAGTTGCGGAGAGAGCTCGCCGGCGTTGAAACTCGTGATGATCGGAGAAACCCGCGCCATGCCTACAACCTCGCATTAAGCCAGGAATCGACCTCGATATCGTCCGGGGTCCCCTCCTGGGCGTCGATACAGGCGGCCTCGGCTTTCTTTTGCTCGTAGACTTTGAGCATGAGCTCGGCCAGGCTTCGGTTATTCGAGAGCGCGTAGGCGAGCTCGGCCGCCAGGCGCGCCGCGACGGCGTCCACCAGGAGCGGATCCATCTCGCCGGCGCCGATCCGCTTGATGTAGAGGATGTTCGCGGAGCTCTCGTTTGTCAGGAGTTTACGGCCCTCGACCTTGAATTTCAGATCGAGCCGCTCGAGTTGAAGGACCCGGAGGCAATCGTTCGGGAGAGGGTACTGATAGGAATAGCCCCAGGTCGGCGTCGAGGAGTCCTGGGCGAGCGTCGCCCGGGCCATTGCGCAATTCCAGTTATAGGCCCGGAGCGTCGCGTCCACGGCCTGTTGATAGTAGACCTTGCACTTCCGGGCGGCCTCGTTCGCTTCGTCGATGTTGACAATTGTCTTATGCCCGATCGCGGTAAGCGCGAGGTTGCAGATATCGACCTGGCTTGCCATTCATCCCCTCCCCACGATTTCAAAGTCCGTCTTCCGTGCCGCCGATGCACTCGACCGCCTTCCAATGTTTGGAGATCTCGCGCTCCCACCATTCCCGCGGCCTCACGGTCAAATGCAGGGGCTCGCCGATGTACTGGCCCCAGAAATCCGGCCGGCCGCAGATCGTGCAGTAGAGATTCGGCGTCCTTTCGCGCATCGCCCGGAGCGACCGCTCGACGTAGTCCGTCGGCAGGTGCTCCAGGACATCGCAGCAAAACCCCCATCCGGCCGGCCTCCGGAAGGCCCTCCGGCAGATCGTGGAGGGCGGCCACGAAAAACCGGCCGGGCAGGATCTCGAGCGTCGTCTTCCGGATACTGTTACAGGCGATGTCGACCAGGTAGACGTCGAACCCCCGCCGATGGAGCTCCAGGCCTGCGTCCCCGGTCCCGCATCCATAGTCGATGACGCTCGGCTTGCCGGCCGCCGGATCCGGCCCCAGGGCAAGGGAAACGAACCGCGGGACATGCGAAAGCCCAGGCCCGGGGCTGTAGCCCGGGATCCGGTGCATCCGCTCATATTTTATCCGTTCGCTATCCATGAATCCTCCGGCTCCCCCAGGAGCTCGCGGGTCCAGCCGGAGAGGGACCGGACCCGGTCCTGGAAAACGTGAGTCTGCGCGTTCTGCCATTCCTGGCGGACCGACGTCGAGGCGAATTGCTTGCACTCGACGCTCGGAGAATCGTAGAAGTGACGCTTGCCGTCCAGCGGGGCTCCCGCAACAACGATCCTCGAATAGCCGAGGGCCAGGGCGACGGCGACCGCGAAAAGCGTGCTCGTGCCGGCCAGGGCGGAGCCCCGGATCTTCCAGATGTAATCGCAATTCGGGATTCTCGGGTCCCGGCTCTCCCGGTAGGCGTGCGTGTGAGTATGGCCGGCATCGCATCCGTACTGCCCGCGAAGGAGCCTCCAGAGCGGCGGCTCCTCGGCGTGGAGCGAAACCCCGTGATGCACCCGCGCTTTCCAATGAAGGATCATGTTGTTGACGGCAACGACCGCGCACTTGCGGGCCTCCGGATCGAAACGCTCCAGGTCGTCCCATACGGTCCACCCGGTCGCCATGACCACGGCCGGCCCGGAATGATTCCCGGCACAAGGGGGCGGCTTCGCGCCGTCCCCCCGGATGCCGTGGATCTCCCAGGTCCCGGGCTCATCGCCCGGCCCTGGTCCGTTGCAAGCGTAAAGCGTGCGCTTCATGGCCGCCCTTTAGTTGGGGCAAGCGAGGAAAACGACCGTCATGATTGTTCCGGTCATTTCCTCTCGCCCCGCCCCTCTATGCCTTCATACTCCCAAAACATCGGCCGTTAGTTGGAAACGGCCTTGAGAATCACGAGCTCGACCTTGCCGCTTGCCTCGGCGCCGGCCGTCTTGAGCACCATGACCGTGTCCGCGGTTGCCTTGTACCCGACCCCGGTCTGAGCGCCCTTGACCGCCTCGACCGCGGAGGCGGTGGAAACGGCGGTAAAGTAGCGGTCGTCGTCGCCGCTGTCCCCAAGCTGAATCGTGGAGCTTGCGCCCAGGGCCGCCGAAGCCACGAAACAGGCCAGGAAAACCTCGCCCTTCTTGAGGATCCCCACATTGACGACCGTTCCAATGGCCGCCGACGCGAAGGTGTATTCCTCGTGAATGGCGCGGACCTTGCCGTCCCACTCCGCGCCCATCAAGGAGCGGAAAGCGGGAGCGATTGCTTTTGCATAGTTTGTTCCGTCAGCCATCTTGTAACCTCCTGGTTATTGGTTGGTTGTTTAGTCCTCGTAGGCCTCGACCTTGACGACGCCCTTCTCGTCCATCCGGACGGCGCCGATGGACATGCCGGCGTAGACCTGGGTCGCGTAGTTCTTGTCGGCCCGCTCCGAGACGCGGGTCACGATGTCCGTCCCGATGCCGAGGAGCATCGAATTCTTGCTCCAGGCGTAGCAGGTCCGGACGCTCGAGGCGCTCGGGAGACGTTCGGTGCGGATGAATTTGAACCCGCAGAACGTGTCGAGCTCGCCCTTGACCAGGGCCTTGACCGTGTTGTAGTCGGCGCTCTTGATCTCGGTCGTGTTGAGGAGGACGCCGAGCTGCTTCGCGTTGAGCGCGAAGAAGCGCTCCTCGTTCTCGTCGTTCTCGGCCGCGTCCAGGATCTCCTTCGCGGAGAGGATCTTCGCCAGGGTGAGGCCAGAGGAGCTATGGGTGATCTTGTAGTAGGAGTCGTTGAAGTCGTAGGTCGAGGTCCCGTCCCGGCCGCCGTAGGACCTGGCGGCGAAAGCGGCGATGATCTCGTCGTCCATCGCCCGGTTGAGGGCCGCCACGGCGTTGATCGCATACATCGACGTCGGGTCGGTGATCAGGGTCGGCTTGTCAAACTGCTCGATCAGGTCGGCCCAGTCGTAGGGAGACTGCGCGACGCGCCGCCTGGCGTGAGGCGTCGAGATCAGCGGCGTGTCCCCGTGGCGCGTGGTGCGCTTCTGCGCGGCCGTCGCCGAAATCGCGTCGAAAAATCCGTATTCCCCCTGGACGCTCTCCTCGCGGACGCAAGGACGAAAGCGCGAGGGCTTCTGCTGCTGCAACAGGACGACGTTGTCGTTGTACTGCTGCACCATTGCGGTCGTGATTTCAAAGCTCATGGAATGATCCTCCTCTGTGAAAGGGGTTGGTTTTTACTCGTTGAACCGTTCAAGATTTCTCTTTCGCGATTGCCCGAAACCGGATCGCATCAACCATCAACGCGGCCCGGATCCCCGAGAGGAGGATTGCCCGGATATGTCGGAGAGGGTGGGAGCCCGGGGCCGGCCAGGAAAGGAGGAGTAGGAACCTGGTTCTCGGCCCCCGGGCGCCCTGGGGCGTATCAGCCGCCCGACGAGAGAACTTCATTGAGTCGCGTCACTTCCTTCACGGCCTCGTCGTGCCGCGGGTGACGCTTGTTGAAGTAGGCCTCGTTGAGCGGGTTTTGCTTGTTCGTTAAAATGTCCTGCTTCTTCACCTTCGCGTCGCCGGCGTTCATGTCGAAGCTCGGCCGCTCGCCGCGCACC